TCCCCTCCCCTTACTTCAAGTAAGATGTCGGTATCAATTTGGATAGTTTGACGGTCATCTTTTATTTCGACTTGATGAAACAAACCTTCCATTTGTTTTTTAGTTAATTTGAAAGGTAGAACAAATTGAAAATCCTCGTGAGGAGTATTTTCGATAAGTTGTTCAATCGTTTGATTTTGCATATGTTCCATTTTTCCCATCAAGTACCATTCTAACTCATATTTACCCAACTGTCAAATTGGGGTTATACGATTTCGACTGTAAATAAAAAATCTCCATTAATAATATTTATTTCTTTGTTTCCTGTTGTCGGATCTTTAAAAGTAAGTTTCACAGCATCAGGTGTGGAAATCATTTCGTGAGGTTCTACAGAAACAACTTCCACTCCATCCAAATCTGTATTTGAAAGATCATCAATCCATTTACCGATTACATCACCAGCTTTCAAATCTTTTGCAAGCTTCAAATCAAATATTTCTTGAACGGTTTCCATTTAGTTCCTCCCTTCTGCCATTGTTCGTGAACTTTGCATTCTTTCACCTACTACATCTAATTCAATTTCATGTGGGTAGAATCCAATCTGATGTAACCAGCTTTTATCAATTTTTACATAACCATGACGATCTACAAAGTAGTAATCATCTGCACCTATTCTCACTAAGTCTCCAACACTTAAACTGCGTGTTTGGAATTTAACTGGCATTTCATCATCAGTTCCATCTACAGCATTGTTGATTCTGAAGCAATCAGTGTGTGGATCTCCTAGGTGGGCTGGGAATACTGCATCTAATTCTTCATCTGAGTATTCTTTTATTGAATTTGCATCTACTTCGTATGAATAAGCTTGTTTCCATGTAGGTGTGTAATCTGAGTATTGAACAGAGAACATGCAGGTTAATTTCCAACAATCTCCTACTATTCTTCCTTTTTCATCCGTATTGTTCCTGTGAAGGATTGTTACTTCTTGTGTTTCCATTTGGTTTTGCCTTTCGGTTTGTTTTCCCATCAAGTACCACTATAACATTGTATAACGGGGTTTATACACTTTTGCTGATATTTTTTAATGCAGAACTATGCGAGTTCTCAATGGTTTTCCAATAAACCCAAATAAATTTATTTCCCATCGCTTAGAAACGCTACAAATACCTGTAAGTTGCCATCTCAATGGGAAAAGAAAAACGCCGACACTGGCTTATTGAATACAGATCAGGAAGAAGCCATCCTAATTTTGAAGGCAAAACAATCACCCATTCATGGCGACAAAAAGCCGCTTGTAAAGGAATGGACACGAATCTTTTTTTTCCTGAACCAACAGGCTCGTCTTATCAAACTAGAGAAACTAAAAAAATCTGCAACAACTGTGACGTTGAAAAAGAATGTCTCGATTACTCTGTAACAGTAATGGAACGATACGGAATTTGGGGCGGCACAACTGTGAACGGCAGAGTAGAAATAAGATCCAAATTATGGGATAAATATAAAAATTCTACTAACCTTAAAGGGAGAGGAACCGCTGACCATATTCCCTTTAATATGAACTCAGCTAAATGAATGGGGATTTTTGCTTGGCAAGATAAAGCTATCTGCAAAGGTTTTCCAACAAAATGGTGGTTTCCTGAACAAGGTGGCAAATTTGATGTAGCGATTTTCATTTGTAACCAATGCCCGATTCAACAAAAATGTCTTGACTATGCCCTGAAAGAAAATCTTGCTCATGGTATTTGGGGAGGTTTAACTGAATCGAAACGCAGAGCATATAAACGCCATATAGAAGAATAAAAAGGGGTCAGGATGTTAGCTCGACCTAATCATCCTGACCCCTTGGCAAACACAGGTTTTTCTGATGGGAAAAACGAACCGAGGAGGCTCCCTGTGTCTGCAAAAGTTTTGAAGGCTGGTGTCACAAATTATCTATATAGAATCCCGAAGGTAAACTTATTTTTTTGTGTCACTTCAACTACCCGACTCCCCGAATTTAATCTTAGGATCTATGTCCGGTTCATCCGTGAACCTTCAAACCATATGTTCATTATTTAGTTGTCAAATATTTATACTAACCAATTCCGCAGAGTTAAGTGCAGAACTTTCTAATTCATCTTGCCTGTCTGCTTTTTTCACAGTCTGTGCATAAGACGTAATTGCTTGAGCTACACCAAGTGCAGAGTTATCCCCACCTTGATAAAAGTGCTTCAGAATATTATTTTCTTCATTTTCTGACCATCCAGATTTCTTAGAAATCATTTTCATAGTTTTAGGTGGTTGCTTAACTTCAACACCTGCTAGTTGATGCAATTCATCTATTTTAGATTTCATGTATTCCACATCCAAAAAAGTTGCTACAGCATCTCTTGTTTTAGTTGTTATTAAAGCTAATTCTTGTTGTTGAGTTTCCTCAGACCAAGTAATAACTCCTTCTTCTAATTTGCTTCCAAGATGGACTGCCCTCATAGCATCTTTAGTCATCTGTAAACCGTTATTGCAAACTTTAATCACAAGACGAGGCACTATAGAAAAAGCCCCACCGCCTGTTTCAGAGTTTTTAATAACTAAACCAGCAAAAATAGTAGGGTTATCTGTTCCAGATTCCCCTGTAAACGGTGAAGTGTAACCACGCAAAATTTCTTCGCTGTATTGTTGCACTTCGGGGCAAGTTAACCTTAATGCCATTCTGTGATCTGAAACATCAGCACCGTCAATATTTACTTCCACTCCAGCGGATTTAACTCCGTCAAGTGTGGCTAACAGAACATCATAATTATCTATTGTTCGGTATCTGTCAGAAAGAAAAGCTCTCGCAATTCCAACATCATCAACATCATCTGTTCTGAAACCCCTGACAAGATGTAATCTTGATGGATCGTTCTCCAACCAATAATTGATGTTTTCGTCATAAAGTGTCGAAAAACCTCTATGAGCTTTGATATTTGCTGTATTTGTTTGCTTATGATTTTCTATATCTGAAGTAATTTGTTCTCGCATAGTGCGAACATACCTTGCAGGTATATTTAAACGATTAGCAATTCCTTCATCAAAAATTGGTGTAGGAACTAATGTGGCATCTTCGGTGTGAACACCTTGTTCATCAATCCGCACTCCACCACTTTTAATAATCAAATTACCGTTTTTCATTTTTATTCCCGATGCGGGAACAACAACGTCATAACGAACATCTGATTGTTCTTTAAGCATTGCTACTAGGTTTGGTAAATCCAAATTCCTAGCTTCAGTTTGTGTTTCCATTTAGCCCTCCTCGGCTTTGTTTATAGAAACATTTTATTTAATAGGTGTGACAGAACTGTATTAGCTCACGAAAATTGTTGCCTGATAGAGCGATTTTAAGCAGTTTATATTAATTCATTAATGGTTTATATGCCCGAAATTGATTCATTATTAATAAAATGAGTAATAGTTCTTTTTAATCCTTCATGCAATTCAATCTCTGGTTCCCATTTAAGATGTAATTTAGCCAAAGTAATATCAGGACACCTTAATTTAGGGTCACCTTCTCTTTCTAAAGGCATAGGAAGAAACTCTATTCGGCTATTAGAATTAGTCATTTCTATAATTGCTTCCGCTAAAGAAAACATTGTTAATTCTGTAGGATTGCCAAGATTAAACGGTTGATTTTTTACATCACAATTCTCTAAATCTAAAAGTTTCACTAACCCTTCAACTAAATCCCAAACATGACAAAAAGAACGTGTTTGAGTTCCTTTACCGTAAACAGGTAATGGTTGATCTAAAAGTGCTTGCTTTATAAAAGTATTAATCACTCTGCCATCATGCGGATTTATACGTTCGCCGTAAGTGTTGAAAATTCTAGCTATTCGTGTATCAGTGTTATAAGCATTATGAAAAGTCATGGTTGTTGCTTCAGCGAATCTTTTAGCTTCGTCATAACAACTTCTTCTGCCGACAGGGTTCACAGAACCGTTATATGTTTCCTTCTGAGGATGAATTTCAGGATCGCCATAAACTTCGCTGGTAGAAGCCAAAAGAAACTTGGCGTTCGATTTTTCAGCTAAATCCAAAAGCCTCATATTCCCCACACTTCCAGTTGTCAAAATATGAATAGGCATTGTTTTAAAATCATCAGGAGAAGCAGGGCTGGCAAGATTTAATATTGCGTCAAAATTTCCTGTCTTTTCAAATGGGCTTAAATTCAACCATTGAACATATTGAGGATAATTAATATCCATGTTGTGAAAAGAAAAATTTGGATGATTCCCATAACGAGAAACATTAATCATTCTGCCTGTAACTAAAGAATCAATTACAGTAACTTTATCTCCTCTTTCCAAAAGGCGACCTGTTAAATGGGAACCAATAAAACCTGCTCCACCTGCAATTAAAACTTTCATTGAATTAAATCATTTTCTCTATCAGCTACACAATCCTGTATAAATTCTGACAAGGATCTCTCATTTAATTGTGGTATATAAGTAAACTTTTCTTCTCCCACACGAAAATCTACTCGTGCTTTGTTTTTCATAAGTCAAGTTTATTTATTGCATGAGTACGGCGTTTACGCAACTCATTGTAAACAGTTTGCTTAACCACTCCACTTTGTTCAGCAATCTTTGAATATGAAACTCCATTTGTAGAAGCTTCATGCCAAAGCTCTCTACGTTTATTGTTACATTCCATTATCTGATTTTGTAACTGTCTCATTTCTTTAGTTAAATTATTTGACTTTTCCAACACAGTGCTTATTGCATCTTCCATTTTACCCTCCTGATGCTCTGACATTTGCCGCTATTGTTCTTAAGGAATCCAACCTTGCTCTTATTGTGATAAGAAATTGTTGAGCGGCTTTTTCTCTTGCTTCCATTAATTTGAATCTTCTAAATTCTTCTCTAGCCATTAAAGAAGCTCTTGCTTCTTTTTGTACCGCTGTTAAACGGTGCATACCTGTTCCATCAGAATCTATTTGTCTCACTAAAGCAGTCCAATATCTTTCCTTGTATTCAGATTCTGCTATAGCTTTTTCTTCAGCTAGTTTAGAAAATTCTTCTGTTCCTTCTTCCAACTGTTTGCCAAGCTTAACCATAAGGTTTTCAACATCGGTTTGAATTAGGTATTCGTCATATCCACTCATTAAAACGGTTCTTCAGGTCGATCATATTTTTTGGTTAATGGTTTAGGTTCTGTTTTTTCAACTCCACCAACTGATGCCCATTTCATAGAAGCGCCTATATCTTCTGCAACGATTTTTATTTTGGAGCGTTTTTCGCCATCTTTTTCCCAAGATTCTTGTTCAATTCTTCCATAAACAACCACACGCTGACCTTTACTTAAAGACTCAGCGGTATGTTCAGCTAAATCTCGCCAACAAGTCACATCGAAAAATGATGCAACATCTTCTTGATTTTGGTCTTTCCTATTCCAAGCAACGCTGAATGAACAAACAGCGGCTCCAGAAGCCGTATATTTTAATTCAGGTTCTCTAGTTAAATTTCCTATTACAGTTACAGTATTATCAAACGCCATTTAATTTATCTCTCATTCTTTTTAATTTATGGTAAACAGAAGGATGGCTAAGTGGATATTGGCGTATTTGCCGATAATCAGCTAACACCACCACATTAGATTTTTCTTCTTTTTTCATTAGTCACTTTCTTCAATTATTTCTAGTCGTAGTCCATTATTTGAACAGACTTCAGGTGCATTAAATGTAATCCTAATCACATGGAAAGGGTCATCATCTGCAACTATTTCTGCATCAACCAAACCATCTATTGCCGCTTTAACTGCTGGATAACAGGCGGCTACATCAGGCATAGCTCTGCGAGATGATTTTAATGGAGTGGCAATAACTGAAATTCGTTGTAATTTAGGAACTTTAGATGCTTTAGCTATCCATGCCCATCGTTCCCTAGTTTCCCGAACTTTTGTTGCTCGTTTATGGTAATGCCATGATCTTTCAGCATTAGCTGTCCAAGGCAACTCGGTATCTTCCAGAATCCATTTATTCATCGTTTAATTAGTCTAATAGCCCTCCTTTACTATTAGTGTTTTCTTCCACTGATCTGTCATGTTCAGCTAATAAAGCGTTATGTGCATTAACTATTACTTTTAGATCAGCCATACCTGTTTTTTCTCCTGTTAAAGTTTCATAATCTTCAGGGTAAGCTATTTGTGTTAATCGTTTAAGTAGCGCTCGGTACATTGATTCCCAAGGTTTATCTTTTTTCTTCATGCCGCTTTCTTTTCATGTTTAGGTTGTGTCCATTCAGATAACAATTTAGATCCTTTAGAAGAATTACAAGTTCTACAGCAAGGCATTAAATTATCCATACAATCAGTGCCGCCTTTATCAAGCGGTACTACATGGTCACCTTGCGACCACTTCCAATTATGACCCCATTCTGTATGCCAAGCATCACAATAGGTGCAAAGCTTCGGATCAATGTTTTTATCTTCCCAGTATTGTTGAAGTTCAGCGATAGTGTGACCATCACTTACAGCATTAGCTTTTTTTGCCCGATAGATTCTTGTTCTTTCCTGATCTTTACGATTAACCTTTTCTATGTTGGCTAATCGGTACGCCTTTGCCTTCTTATTAAGTTTCTCTCTATGTTTAGCACTGTATTTGTCACGAGACGTTTTTACCTTGTCGGGATTAGCCTTTAACCAATCTAGTGACTTTTGTATTTCGGATTCTTTATTCTCCTCATACCAACGTTTTCTGTTGGCTTTAATTTGTGCTTTATTCTCAGGATTGTTCCTATAAATTTTAGCCCTGTCGGAAATACACATTTTACATTTAGCTGTCTTTCCGTCATATTTGCATGCCTTATTATTTGCAAACTGACCGATGGGTTTCTTAATGAGACATTGTGTACAAGTTTTTTTATCAGATGGTTGCATATTGGTGCGAGGATGAAATTTGTGTGGGTCACCATAATTTTCTTTCCTTTTCCAATGTGAGCCACAGTAACCATGACCGTAATAAGTTTTACTGCAAGTGTCATCGTTAATAGTGCATGTTCCTTTTACACGTTCAAGATATTCAATCCTTCCATGTTTCTTATACATCTGAGCATGGGGATTACATATGTACTTTCCATCTTCATTTTTCGTAACTACTTCTCGATCACAGGAAGTGCCATCTTTTTTCTTGCCATCACAAGAGTAAGCTTTCCAATAATCATTTGGTTTACGAGGCTTGCGAACTGCAAACTTACCGTATTGGCTAGCAATATCTCTGTCCTCATAACATGAACGACATAAACCCCTTCTCTTATCAGTCGTAGCATGATGAGTTTTACCACAGTGAATACACTTCTTTGGATCTCCCCCACGCAAACGATCTGTTGTTCCAGTTCTTTCTTTTCTTGCATAGTGTTTTGTGCAAAGACCTTTAGCACGAATATCTTTATCACATCCTTCAACCGTACAATTATTGAGCTTTTGTTTAGACATTGCGAACACCTAATTCATTAATCGGCAGGTTGTAACAATCAGCTTTAGCTGTCCAATTATTGCTTTTGTCAACATCACCTTTTTTAACGAAATGAGCTTTCTGAAAGAAATCTTCTTTCAAAATAGAACCCACATACCATCCTTTAGATTTATCTTCCATAACTCGAACAAAGGAATAAATGTCGCAATCTTGATGAGTGTGACCTGAAGCTATTGAACATTCATAATGAGGTTTAGGAATAGAATTAACCATCTTAGTTTTGACATCCACCCTCATCCCGCTTGTCATAACAATGTCATAGTCATAAGTGTTCTGTTGTTCACCACCAACTAAAGTTCTAAAAATTATTTCACCTAAAAAACCGTAAATGGTTCCTTCGCCCTGTCTGATTGAATGATTCAGAATCGGTAATTCGTCTGCCATTCTTTGAGCTTCTTCAAGTATTTCTGAGGTGATATTTAAATCGTCAAAATTCATACAGCTTGCTTTCTTCTTTGAGCTTCAATTCTTCTTTGGCGGCGTGACATCCCACCCCAAACACCTATTGTTTCATTATTAGCAAGTGCATAATCTAAACAAGGTTCTTTAACAGGACAATTTTCGCAAACCTGTTTCGCAGGTTCAGTAGATTCTCCTCTTTGTGAAAAGAAAACATTTGAACTCATGTCTTTGCAAGCCGCATGTTTCACCCAATCTGCCATCAGATAGCCTTTCTTCTTCTTCTAGCTTCTCTAGTTCGTTCAGCGAAATTCATTCCACCCCAAATTCCAAACCGTTCGTGAGTTTGAATAGCAAAATCTAGACAAGCTTGTTTTACAGGACAGGATTCACAAAGTTTTTTAGCCGCAATCCCTGTATCTCCTTTATTAACAAAAAACACATCAGGGTCTGCATTTTTACAAGCGGCATTGTCCATAAATGGAGCAGGAGTAAATTCCCTATCTAAAAATCCCTCCATCAGCTTTCATCTCCATAAGTGTCTAATTGATTTTCCTTTAACCATTTGTCTATGTGGAATTTTGTGAAGTTTAAAACTTCCACAAGATTCTTTGAGTCAGTTACCTTGATGTCATTAAGCAAGTCATAGAACAATTCTTCAGCTTCACATTTATTAAGAGCTTGTTCTTTAGTTAATTCGGCTTTTTTCCAATAAATACGTGTTGTTTTTGTTTCCATGTTAGATTTCACCCATTTCTTTAAGAACCTCAGCAACTTGGTTGATTGTTTCTTTGCTGTAAACTTCACCGTTGCTATTTCTTACAGCCCATTCGGTTCCATAAGTATCAAGCATTCCGTTTGTGATGAATTGAATAGCGAAGCCTTTAGCAACCTTATTCATTCTTGGCATAGTAGTTTTTGTTTCCATTGGGATCTCCTTTGTTGTTTTTGTATTTCCCATCAAGTACTACTATATACGAAATATAACCCCATGTATACATTAGGCGGAAAACTTTTTAAAATTTTTTAGACCATTGAGTTCTCAACGGTTATCCGTGTTTCAAACAGTCAGCTAATACAGCCCTGTCACCCCCACGAAATAAAATGGTATTAGCGGTGGTTTCCACCGGCTGAAAGTTAGGAGAAAAATTGGAAACATTAAAATTAGCTTCCGAGCTAAATGATATGTCTGAAGCTCTGTTAGATGAGTTTTCAGATTCTGATTCTGACTTTGAGGATTTAGCAAAACTGATTGAAATTATAGATCAGCTTGATAAAGCCAATCGCAATATACGTTTTGCCGTTACAGCGGCAAAAACACTTGCAAATATGCAAATGGATAAACGAGGAGAACAAAGAGTAGTTCTTCCTAGTGGGCTAATCGCTGAAAAGACTGGTTCTTATCGGCGCACAAATATAGACCGTGAAGGTTTAGAAAAATATGTGGCTAAATGCGCTCACTTAGAAGATTTACGCATGAATCCTGAAACTGGTGAATTACGTTCATCAGATGCAACAGCTTTAGAGTTGCATAAAAGATGCTTCCGTTCAGAACCTAAATGGACTGAACTGAAAAATCTTGGGGTTAATGATGACGATTTTTGTTCAAGAGAGTTTGTTGCATCTGTGAAACTTACAAGTGCTGGGGTGTTGTGATGTCAGAATTAATACCTATTAGTGAAACAGCTTCGTTTGATCTCATTATGAGACAAGCAGATATTTTAGCTAATTCAACTATTATTCCCAGTTCTTATAGGCGTAAAGCCGCTGATATTGTAGCGGCTGGACTTGCGGGTCGAGCCTATGGATGGGATGTAATGACAAGCATGAGACAGTTTCATGTTATAGAAGGCTCTGCAAGTTTACGACCTGAATCAATGTTGGGTCTTGTTAGACAAGCAGGTCATTCTGTTACTTTAGAAACAACAGAAACTTATGCACAAGCTACAGGCAAACGTGCTGATACCGCAGATGAGCATGTAGCAACTTTCACAATGGAAGATGCTGAAGCGGCTGGTTTAGCAGATAAAAGAAATTGGAAACAATACCAAGAAGCAATGCTGACTTGGAGAGCAGTTTCTAAACTCTGTCGTGTGTTATTTCCTGATGTTGTTTTAGGTGCAGGATATGTTCCTGAAGAACTTGGTGCTGAAGTAACACATACAGGTGAAGTTATTGGAATGGAATCTAAAGAAGAAATTTCTGAAGATGAAATTTCAATAGCTGAAGCTAAACATCTCATATTAGATGCAGTCGGAGGTAACAAAGAAGAAGCCAAAGATATTTGGGAATTAGAATTTGCAAATTCTGAAAAAATACTCAGATTAGATGTACTTAGGCTACTTGAGGAGTTACAATCGGTAATTCTATAAGGGAAAAGTTTTGGTCGGGGGGCTAGGGAATAACCCCCCGACCACTGTATATAAGGGTAACGGTATACATGACAGATTCTACTAAATTACGGCGGCGTTGGACAAATAATGAGATAGTTATTTTTCCTACAGCTATTTTAGCCGAAAAACTATCACCAACTGCTTTAAGACTTTGGATTGCTTTAGCGCAATTTGCTAATGATAAACGCCAATGTTTTCCTTCTCGTAGGAAATTATTGGAATTAATGCCTGAAGGTACTGCAAAAACTTCTTTGCGAAGGGCAAGAGGAGAATTAGAAAAAGCCAACCTTTTAGAAGTTGAATATCGTAAAGATCCTCGAAATGGCAGAGATACAACTCCACTTTATACTCTTTTAGTGCCAATAAATAAGGGGGTCGAAACTGACCCCGATGAGGAGGACAATACTGTACCCCTTGTGGGAGACGAAACTGTCCCCCCTATTAACCTAATAAATGAACATAACCAAAAAGAAGAACCAAATTTAGTAGAAAAAGTATTTGAAAAATGGGTAGAAGCAACTGAAAAACACCCAAAAAGAACAAAATTAGATGAAAAACGTAGATCCGTTATAAGAAAAGCACTTAAAACCCATTCCTTTGAAGATGTTTGTGACGCTGTAATTGGGTGGAAACGAGAACCTTTTTATTGCGGTCAAAATGACAGAAATGCTATTTATAATTCTTTAAATTTACTTTTACGAGATGCAGAACACATTGAAAAATTTAGGGATTTGGAAAGAGAAGCTACACTTGTAATTGAGAAACCTAAACCTCACGTAAGTAATCCTGACCTTGTTGGAATGGTAATAAAAGATACAGACGGAAGCGCGATTGCTAAATATGACAGCGAAGAAGGTAAATGGAATTATGATGTTTGAGAAAATAGTTACAGCTTTTGCGATTACTTGTTGCACGGTTGTTAGTGATGCAGTTCTTATTCAAGAGCCTTTGAATTTAGTCGAAACTCAAATTTATGGAGTTCAAGCTCCTGCTGTAATTACAGCTACAACAACTACGACAACTGTTCCTGTATGGAAAGTGCCTTTGAGAAAAGTTATTGAAGAAGAACCTAATCTTAATAGTTATGGCAAGTGGCTGGAAGCTCAAGGCAAGCTTGAAGAATGTCCGATAAATAAACCTTGTGAGATTGATCCTGAGATTTATATTGAACAACTACCCACTTTAGAAGAATTGGTAAACTGGTTTTTTCCTAGATGGAGTGACCGCCAACTGTTTTTAAGAATAGCTTTTTGCGAGTCGAGTGCTAAACCGACAGATAAGTATTCAACAGCAATCAATAAATCTAGTGGAGCTTCAGGATGGTTTCAGCATTTACCAAAATTTTGGATTGAAAGAACTGAGAGAAGCGAAATGTTTGACGGTTTTCATATTCTTGATCCTGTTGCGAATGTAGGCATGGCGGCTTGGATTTATTTCAATTTGCATGGCGGCAGTAGTCACTGGTATCCGAGTAGATCCTGTTGGGAGGAATAATGCATCATCAAATGAAATGTGCTACAAGCTGTCTTAATCAATCACCTTTGTGTAGGTGGTGTGTTCCTACAGGGTGGCGTTTCCCTGTTAGAAAATGTGAACACAATTGGCAAGATGCTGTGACAGTTACAGAAGAAAAGGAAATAAGTAAAGAATTGAAAACTAAAAAACATTTAAAGAAGCAACCTTTGCGTTATAACTATTGGTTGAGATGCGATAAATGTGACAGCTTTAAGGCGGTAATATGAAACATTACATTCATTTATGGTCAGTGGTAGCAATAGGGTTATTAATTTCTGGTGTCATGTGGATAGCTTGTGAACCTCAAACTGCTAATGCAGAACATGACATGGTGTATGCACCATGCGATCCTGAAGATACTCGACCCATACAAGAACAAGTGTGGTATATAGACTATCAAACAGGTAATGCTTTAAAATATAACGATCCTTTCTGGGGAGAATCACCTAGTGTTTATACAAACTGGAGGCATCAATGTTTGTTGGGCATGTCAGGCGTTTGGCAAGCTATTCCAATTATCCCACTTGACCATCCTCCTACACATCAGGTAGAAACAAGAGTTACAACAACAACAACTCCTTCACCAACAACTACTAACACCATTGAAGAACTTACTTTTGACGGAGGTACAAGTATTAACATTACTGACATTGATGTAGTTCCTGTAATTCTTGCACCAGTGTATGAAGAACCTTCTTCTAGTTGGATTGAAAGATGGTTTGAAGCTGAGTGGGATGATTTTCCTTTTAAAGCTACAATAGAATTGTTAGAAGAACGCTACCCACCTAACACACCCAACAAATACCATTTCAGATTATCTGTTGCTGTGGAATTTTTAAAACAAGGTGGCAAACTTAAAGGATTAGATAATGTTTGGAACAGCTAATGGAGTTAAGTAACGACTTTGTTTTTACTAGCAAAATCCCTGACGGACAAAAAAGATTCAAACAAGACATAGCCATACTATGTCATTGTGGAGAAGCTACAAAAACACATTCAATAAAACAATTACGGAGTTGCAGAAATGAAAAGAACGCCGCTTAAACGAAAAACACCTTTAAAACAAAAAACTCCTCTTAAACGTAAAACACCGTTACGCCCAATGAGTAAAAAAAGGCAACGTGTTCAAACTCAACGCCGTGAATTTGTAAAAAATGAATTAGAGTATCGACAATGGTGTGAAGCAGGTGTTCACATAACTCGACACTTATTATCTTTATTAACTGAAACACAGAAACGTGCTATTAAAAGCAATGCAGAAAAACTTGTATGTGATGGGCGAGCAGTTGACATTCACGAACCACTAACAAGAGCTAGAGGTGGTTCAATTCTTGATGTTGAAAACACTATGGCAGTTTGCAGAAGCTGTCACACATGGATACACGACAACCCTGAAGCCGCAACTAAATTAGGTTTATTAAAAAGAGTTTAATTACTCTGCTTTATATTCTTTACCTGTTGGTTTCGCCATAGGCAAAACTGAAGCTGACTTGTCACCTACTGGTAACACGGAAGCAAAGTAGCCTTTAATAATTGATAAAGCCGCAGGAGCCGCTGAAACGACAATCGTCTTAGCGCTCGACATTGACAAGTCTGTCATTCCCGAAGCGGCAATCAAACCGACTACGGATTGCACATATGTCATTAAGGCACGTTCCGCAACATCTTTAAGCTGGTCTAAATCTAATTTCAAATTCATTGTTAACCTTTCTTAGCCGCAGGTTTCTTAGCGGCTGGTTTTTTAGCTGGAGCTTTTTTAGCTGGAGCTTTTTTAGCTGGTTCTTTCTTAGCTTCTGTTTTCTTTGCAGGAGCTTTCTTAGCAGGAGCCTTTTTAGCTGGAGCTTTTGCCCCATCCACAATCATGGCGAACAACTCATCATCAACTCGACCTGTTGGATCAAGCTTGTTCTCATTCTGAAAAGCAACTACAGCTTTCATAGTTGTTATTCCATATCTGCCATCTGTGTGACCTGATGCATAACCTTTATTTCTTAGAGCTTCTTGGACTCTTATAGTTGATACACGATCAGCCCTTTTGTGGGTGAGTAGCATTTTATTATTTCTCCTTACTTGAATAATGCGCTAAAGGTATTACCGTCAACTATACCAGTTACACGCAATCCTCGCTTTTTCTGAAATTGTTTAACCGCCCAAGCTGTTTTACGACCATACAGACCGTCAGCTATTCCGCACTCAAAACCTAATCTTCCGAGACATGATTGAACAGTTTTAACCGATCCACCTTTAGCTCCTTTACGTAAAGGAAAAGCTGTTACTTCTTTGCGTTGCATTTCAATAGCGGCGAGTATTCCTGCCCAGTCTGTTACTGGTTCAGGAGCGTCTACTTTCTCTGACGGTTCACCTGTTAATGCTGGAGCAGGAAACCAGTCAACGCCTGAACGTGGCTGATGATGCCACCATTCTTTATCTTTAATCGTTGGAACAATCCCATACTCTGTAGCGATGTCGTTGATAGCAGGTTTGGAAAGCTTCTTGCTCCATTGAGCCAAATCGACAGCGTAACAATATCCGTCAAGCTGTTCCATGTGCCAAGAGCCTCGCCAAATGCCTTGACCGTCTAAACCTTTAACACCGAAACGTCTATCAGGATTAGCCGCAAGGTTACCTTTACCTGCTTTGTATGCTTTGTAGTAACCCATTTGTGTCGCATACGATCTGCAACCTGAGTTGACTTTAACTTTTCCTTTGATACGACTATCTGAAAAGAACGCTTCAAGTCTTGTTACAAATTTCGGATGCAGTAAGTCAAGCTGGATGTTGCTTTTAGTCGTAGGAAGATTCATTAGGCATACACTTGTGAAGCGAGTATCAAATCATCGTCAGCTACAATAACGTTTATTGTAAGCGCACCGCTGGAACCTCCACCCGAAAGTGCTGTCCCTGCTGTCACACCTGTGATGTCACCTGTAGGGACTTGTTCAACCCTTTGCTGAATACGACTTGGCATAAGACTCTCCTACCCGAAATAAGTTACGTGAATAGTGCTATCAGAACTACCCACTCGAATGAACTTAACTGTTTCCATACTGCTGAAAAGGTCAATAACAGAATGAGGATTCAAATAATGTCCAACTGAAGCAGTCGGTGTCCCCCACCTGACTCGTATAGCTTCAGCACCATTAGTAACTAAAGCGTTTACTGCACCTGTTGGAACAGAAGCTAAAGCCACAGCGGTGCTTGAAACTGTTAAAGCCTCATCACCCTTGTAAACTCCGTAATCCCCAGCGCTTGCTTTTACTCTACTCATATTCTTACCTTACTATTATTTTTAAGACGGTTCTGACGGCCATGCACCAAGTTTAGAAACTTTACTTGCCGAAGCAGGATAGTCTCTGAGTGCTTGCCTGTATGTCGCCCATTCCGCTTTCTTCTCATCAGACAAACCATTGTCATCTAAACGAGTCCAATCGCTACGAAACAATTTACTGTCTCTTTCATTTCTGACACTGGTGAAATCTGAATCCCATCTTGCTTGTTGTTCCTCGCGTTCAGCGATTTCTTCATCGGTCATATCCATGACCACACCATTAACCATTTTTTGAGGTTTACTCATATCATGTTGCTCCTGTTATTCCATATACTGTTAATTGACCATAATCCCCATAAGTAGTGCTATTAGGGTAAAAATACAACTTATTTGCTTTACTGATACTTGAATCTGCCACCATAAACTGCCCCCAAGAATTGCAATAATGACTACTTGTAGCACTAGGAACCCATTGAGCATCACCTTGACCTACTACATAAGCGGCGTTACCAGATTGATCTAAACCACCTTTAGCGTTGTAAATCCAATAAGTGAAAGAAGTTCCACCTTTTTCTCCAAAGGTGTGCATAGAAGTAGACAGAGTACTCATCCAAGCGAAATCCGAATCGTAAGATAAAACAGCACTAATGTTATATGTATTCAAATCGCCAACGGATCTTTGGAATTGATGTTCTGAAGAATATGTTCCAGACGTATTTCCTACTCTCATATAATTATAGACTTGGTTAACACCAGTATCATTAGAAGTCATATGCCCAACAATCATAAGATGGTCATAATCTATGAAAGGACCAATCTCTACTGAAGCAGGTTGAGCGTTTCCCCAAGTGCTATTACCGACAGTAGTGCCGCTACTATTTTTAACTACTTCTATTGCTTCAGCCATTAGTTGTCATCATCCAATCCATAGATTGTTACTGTCGAACCGGGAGTGAAATATCCACTTCCCACCGCACAATAAAGGCTAGTTACATTCCCTGTACCAGTCGAGTCATACCACACACCAGATCCTTGATTTGTTCCACAAAAATACATACTGCTCCACCCCGCTTTCCAGTAACTTTTTCCGCTAGTGGCGTAAAGATCAACCGCTTTACCTTTATGAACTGCTTCTGTGTAATCCGCCACAGTCATCTCTATGTGATCGTAACCTTGCCAAGGAACAGAGACTTTGTTGCCATCAACCGTTTTATTTACACCTGTAGCCATACTCCTACATTCAAAACCGCCATCAGATAAATCGTATTGAATCAAGCGAGTGTAACTATTGTAATTCATAGGGTGTCCCCAAGAAACCCAACCATAATTTGAACCACCACTATCACCGTTGAAACGAAACTGGTAAACCCCACCATAAGAAGTGTTGTACTCATTATATGCCATACCAAAATCGCAAGATATATGCAAATGTGAATGAGTTTGAGGAATACTAGAAATAGTAAAATTTGCAACTTTGGAACGAACAGTTGCGGTTGCTATAGGTTCATAAACTGGTGCCGCCATTAGTAAATCTCCTGTTGTCGTCTGCCGTAAACAAAAATCTTTGAATTGTCCGCAAAATAAGAACTGGTTGGAACCATATGAAACTTTATTGAACTCACAGGTGCTTGATAATCTGTTTGAAGTCCGTAACTGCTCGTACTGGAAGCACCACCCCATTGTCCAACACCATTAGGAACATAACTGGTAGCCGAATTTGCTGACGAAGAATCAGTAGAATAAAAATTACCTGAACTGAACTGAATGTTTTTCATTGCTTTACTATTCGCATTAGAAATGCGTATTCTCGCCCAAAACGGTTGCTTATCCTCGCTTCCTGATCTAGCGTTTAATTGAATCCCATTCGTGTCAAAAAACGGTTGACTATTAGAAGAAGTGTAACCCTCAGCCAAATCCTGATTATTTGAAAAATACCAATACTTCCACCTATTCCCATAACTAGTGTCATTGATTTTCATATACATATCATTTTGGCTCGTACCAGTTGAACCACCTGAATCTGTCATATTCAATGTCATAATTATTATCAGTTCGTGATACAAAGCCCAATCAGCGGCAGTATTAGTAGTACCAGAACTGATAGTCCACGTTTGCACAGGACCATCACTGCCCATCAAATGAGAAGTAACAGCCTCAAAACCACTTGTTTGATCTGTGATAATAGGAACTGCCATTATTCTGCCGCCACTCTGACCATCACGATACCACCGCCACTTTCAGTCATAATCGCTCCGTAACTATTAGATTGTGTTGACGCATTATTGCCCTTACCGCCTGCTCCTCCACCAAAATTAGGTGCGGCTGAATAACCCTGCACATCATCAGAAGTTTCTCCATCATAACCTGCACCCGGCCCACCAATAAAAAGAGCAGTTGTACCACCTGTATCAGTAGAATAAGAACCACCACCACCTTCAGCAAAGTAGGTTGTTACACCATCCCAACTAAATGCGGCTGTAACATACGCTCCACCGTCACCAGATTTGCTTGAAGTGCCTGCCTGACCTGCACCACCAGCACCACCACCGCCACCAGCGTGACTAGAAACTGAAGTGGCACCATCGTTACCTTGTGCGCCTGATAAAACAGCAGATCCAGCAGTTGTACCATTAATAGTTCCAGCACCCGAACCACCATCTGCTGTAACGCCACCTGAACCGCCACCACCGCCACCGTAAGCAGTTAAACCAAATGCCGTAGAATTATTTCCACGACTAGGAGTTACACCTGCACCGATGTCACCACCTGTTTGCTCATAACGAACTCCGCTACCAACAACGATTGAGTAATCACCTTCGGTCAACTCAATAGTTCCTGTTATGTAACCGCCAGCACCACCGCCACCATTGTAAACTGATCCTCCAGCCGCAACCAAAATGTATTCCACTTCGCCGCTACCAGTAACAGTAAGAGTCCCATTGTTTTTGAAAGTATGAACACGATACGTTGTGCCAGAATCCTCATACTGGGTTCTTACACCACCAAGTAATTCAGATAAACCACCAGCACCAGCCAAACCGCCGTTCATCCACGCAGAAACAGCCGTAGACGGATTAGCCTTCGGCAAATCCTTTCGAGCCTTCCACGTAGAAACAGCGGTACTAGGGTTAGTCCTATCTTGTCGAAACATTAAGAACCCTTTTTAAGCAGTTACTCTATTTACAAAACCGTTAATGTTGACCACGTTAGCCGCCGCCGCAAATGCTTTAACAACGAGACTGTTCTGCAAAAGCAAACCGGGGACTACAAGCACCCAACCAGCTTCAGCAGTAATCGTGATTTCTGTTAATTCATCAGGTGATGTTGCTCCACCGTATTCGATGGTCAGTTTCCTGTCCGTTGAATCCGTGTTGCAAGCATACAACCAGATTTCATCCAAGTTGGAAGTACCACTTGTAGCGGTATGAATAGTCGTACCAGCAGTAGCTGTAGCGGCAACTTTAATGTTTTTACCGTTTGTGCCACCTGATAGTAACTCTTTTGAATATGTTGCCATATCGCCTTTCCTTTATTTAATTAAAAACCGTGTTGCTAAGAACTATGTTTGCGTCAGCCCAAGAGCCTGCTGATGCTCCATTAAGACTAATCGTTGCATCTGTAAACTCTAAAGATTTATCACTTGCATCCCACAATACCAGATCACCAGCAGTACCGCTATGAAAGGTTACATCTGCGCCTGCTCCATCAGAGCCAACTGTGAGAGTTCCGTCACCGATAACCACGTTGCCATCAGTAATGTCTAAAACTGTCGCACCATTTGTGCCTTCTAAAATCAGCTTTTCTTCTGAAGCATCCCACATGGCGTAATCGCCAGCAGTTGCGGAGTGGAAGGTAACGTCAACACCTGAACCATCTGAACCTGCTTCAACAGCGGCATCAATAGCAAGATTTACTGTGACAGTACCGCTAGTGCCTCCACCTGAAATGTTCGTTCCGGCAGTCACACCAGTAATATCACCTGTCGCTACAACGTCAGAAATCAACGCCTTTTTCGTGGCGTTAGAATCATCAACATCCGAAATGAGCATGTAGTCAGAAGTTGTCCCTGTTACTGTAGAAGCCGAGTTGACATCCACGTTCACCGTAACAGTTCCGCTCGTTCCTCCACCTGACAGCGCTGTCCCTGCCGTGACACCAGTTATGTCACCAGCTAAATCAACTACTGTCCAAGATGAACCGTCATAGTAAGTCAAAGAATCAGAGTCTTTAAGGAACGCAAACATTCCCTCAGATTTCGCACTTGATAACGCTGTGTCCCTCGCTGTACTTGACGCAAAAACCATAATGGTCTGCTCAATTCCATACGTGTTAAGATCACTCGCCGTCAACACATCACCTGTGGTGAAACTCTTGTAACCTGCTCCTGCCATTTTATTACTCCTTAATAACTCAAGGCATTCGTACCCAACTTACCAGATGTGGCACTGTTAAGTATGAAGCCATCCAATATCTTCTCCGCTGTTTGAAAAGTCGTAACCCAATTATTTGGCGTTATTGTATGTTCAATTCCCTGCACAGAAAGAGTACGAGAAACCGTACCACCCCCCGGTTGGGTTCTTGTTACTTTAATCGGGTCCATTATCTCAGTATCCAAAGCCGCTATCACTCTGTTTGAAACATCACCGTAAGCATCAAGGCTTATGCTACCGATTCTCAGCTTCGGATTTTTACGATTATTCAGAATCGCTTTAGCTTGAAGCAAAGCATCAGCATCCGTATCCATTATCAATCCTGTACGACTATAATTCCTTTGGAAAAAGTCACTTATAGAAGTGGAATCAGTAACATTTTGCGCTGTGCCACCTGATCGTTGAACAGAAACATCGTTAGCGAGAATCGTGTCATCAATATCGAAATCAACTGACTGATATTGAATGTTCGCCCCAGTATCATCGAACACGGTTGGACTCTCAGCATGTTTCTTAACTATGTCGTTACGATCCATGAATTTTAACACGCCGTTTGTTTTAGCGTAGAAAGCACCAAGTTCAGTTTGATTAACTGCTTGACAAGCTGAGAGGGCATCCCTGTCGGAACCTCCATCAGCTTTGCAAGTTGTTTGACCTG